AGGCCGAAATCGGCATCATCCAGATGGCGGTACAGCGTGAATGAGGCGCTGTTTACCTGTGAGGTGATCACGTCCTCGATGCGCGACTTCGACAGCACGCAGGCCGCCGAGCGGTCGGTNCCATCGATCAGGATTCGCNCCTCGCGNTTNGTGTATGTGGTCATCGTGTCATCATCACGCCGTTGCGCCGCAATGCGTCACGGATGTGGCCGGCGAATTGCTCCGCCGCCTGGCGGTCGGTGCCGTTGATGTTCTCGATGTGGATGTTGATGTTCACGCCGGCGGATGTTTGCGCGGTCCCTCCTGGGCCTGTCGAAGGGCCAACATTCGCCATCACGCCGGCCAGTCGATCCAGGGGAATAATCGCCTCCGGCCCGGCCTCTCCGACCCTGGCCAGGGTCGATGCCGATGTGATGCCGCCACGAGCCAATTGGGGAATCGTCGGCGGAAGTACGGCGCCCGGATGCCACACCTGACCCGTGGACTGGTAGTAAGCCACCCTCTGCCAGCCCGGGACCGTATCGGCGCCCCCGCCCCCGCGCCCGCCGCCCGATAACCTCTCGCTGGCCAGCGAGGTCATCGCCGCACTATCATCCCAGTGCTGCAGGGCCTCCGTAGCCACCTCTACCGCGCTCACCACGTTGTCCGCCCAGCGCTGCGCGTTGTCCGTCCACCGCCGCAATGATTCCGCAGCATCTTCGGTTGCCGAACCGACGTTGTCCGCCCAGCGCTGCCAGGTGTCGCTGCTGGTCTCTAGCACGGAGGTCTGGTTGTCGGCCCAGTGCGGAAGATTATCCGTCCACCGCCGCAGTGATTCCGCAGCATCTTCCGTTGCCGCAGCGACGTTGTCTGCCCAGCGCCGAAGGTGCTCCGAAGCTACATCGACGGCGCGGGGCAATACCTCCGTCGCCATCTCGAGCAAGGCGTCCGTAGCGCTTTCGACGGTATTATTCACGAGCCCCGCGCTGGCTTCGATCCCATCCGCCCAACCGCGCATGATGTCACGACCGACTTCCATGAAGGCCTTCGAGGGCGATCCGATCCCCAGTGCTCGCTTCGCGGCATCCAGCGCCCGCCGCGCTGCATTCGCCGCCGAGCTCGCCAGCCGGCCGGCGGCGTTGCTGATCCCGCCCTTGATCCCATCGATGACGGCGCTACCCACCGCCCCCCAATCGATTTCGGTGAATTTCCTTTGGATATTCGCGACGAGACCCCCAATAACAAGCACGATCGCATCGCCGACAGTCTCGATGAGCGCCTTGATCCCATCCCACACCGTCTGTACTATGCCCTTGATTTCATCCCAGGCTGTGGACCAGTCGCCTTGCATGAGCGCCAGCGCCGTATTGATCAGCCCTTGGATCACGCCCAGGGTGGTATCGATATAAGTCTGGATCAGACTCCATGCGATTTCGAGCAACCGAACAATCTCGTCGCCGTGCGTCTGGATAAAGCCCCCAATCGCACCGAAGACCGTCTCGATCACCGTCTGGATGAGCTGAGTCGCCGTATCGATGATCTCTTTGATCTTGCCCCAGGTCTCATCGGCGAAGGTCTTGATCTCCTCGCCATTTTCTTCCCAGAAGTCCTGCACCGCGCCAAAGACCGTCTCGATGGTCGTCTGGATCGCAGTCGTGACTGTTTCAATGGTCCCCTGGATCGCTTCCCAGGTCGTAGATGCGGCCGTGGACATTTCCTCGTGCTTGGTCGAAAAGAGATCGGCCAATCCCTCGATCACGGGCATCACCGTGCCAGAAATAAAATCTGAGGCGACCTGCAGCGCCGGCTGGAGGGTGCCGGTCCAGAAGTCGCTGGCCGTCTGGATCGCCGCCGGCAAGTTGGTCATCAGCCAGTCCACGGTCGTAGAGATCGCCGGCGTCAGTGTGCCGGTCATAAAGTCGCTCACCGCCGGCATGGCCTGATTCGCCAGGCCGAGCAGCGCCGCCCCCGCCGGCTCGATGGCTACCAGGAAGCCGCGCCAGGCTCCCTCGGCCACCGCGCCGAGGCTATCGTACTGCGTATTCAGGGATTGAGTTGCGCCGGCCAAATCCCCGAGCTTCGTGCCCGTGAGGTCGAGCGCCAGGGCCGAGGCCGTCCCCAGGTCCTCGAATTGCGTGCCCAGCAGCCCCACGCCGGCCTGCATCACGACGTTAGCGTCGTCCGTCTCATTGAGTTTGTCGACGACCAACTGGAAAGCATCGGCTGCCGTGACGGATCCAGAGGCCATCTGCGCTGCCAACGTCTCGGCATCGATGCCCAGTAACGCCAGTGCTTCGCTCGTGGTCTTTGAGCCATCCTGGATCCGGACACGAAACTCCTTAAACGCATCCGCCGCCCGATCTGTGCCCAGCATTCCGCCCTGCATCCCGCTCTCCAGCAAGCTGAAGAACTGGCCGGCGTCCGCGCCGGCATTGGAGAACTGCGTGCTGTATTCGCCGATGGTATCCAGGAAATCATCCGAGCTATTCAGCCCCTTTTGGAAGCCGGCCGTCACCAGGTCCATGGCCTCCTGGCCCTTCAAGCCGAAATCTTCCATCAGGGTATTGACGACGTTGAACGTCTCTTCCAGGTCCACACCAAAGGCATCCCGCAAGGCGAAGCCACCCTCCAGGAGCGCCTGCTGAGCGGCATCGCTGGCTGGCGTCAGGTCCTTCAGGTTCTGCTGAAGGGCCACCAGCCCGCCGGCAATGTCCTCGAAGTCCTCGCCGAAGTTGTTGGCAAAGACCCCTTTCATCACGCCTTCGAAGCCCTTGGCCTCATCTTTCGTGATGCCGAGCTGGGCGGCCACGTCGTTCGTGGCCTGATTGACGTCCGAGGCCATGTCGAATGCCTTCGCGCCGACCGCCAGGAAGGCGGCGGCGCCGACGGCCATCCCCCCGGCGATGACCTTGCCCGCCCCCTTGGCAATGCCGCCCAATTTGCCGGTACTCTTCTCGACCGCGCCCAGGCCGCTCGTGTATTCCGCTGAGTCAAGACCCAGCTTTATGACCAGGCTCGCCAGCGTACTCATGTTGCCTCCCCCGGCGCGCGCACCCGCACCGCCGGCCGGCGCGCGCCGGCCACCTCGATCTCAACCGGATACAAGACCACTTGCCGGCCTATCCAGTCATCAGAGTCGCGCGATCCTACGATCTCCGCGATCTTCTCGGCATTCGTGCGGTTCAACACCAGCCCCTTCCGTGCTCCCTCGAAATACACGACCCACTTGTCCGCCTCGGCTCGCTCTGCGCGGCTGTACATGCGCTCCTGTACGACCCGCCGGATGACGACCGTGGCCGGCGATTTCAGATCACTCCCGCGCAGAAAACGACCCGGAAACATGTCATTGATCGTCGGTGACAGGTCGCTCGTCCTTTCCGCCGAAGGCCGCATTCAGCATCTCCACCAGGCGCACCGTCTCCTCCGGTGTCTGCCGGCGCGGCGGCTCGGGCTCGGGGTCCCAGTCCGACAGAAAGTCCTCCGGCGAGAAGGGCTTCCGGCGCCGCTTGGGGTCGCGGTGGATGTTGGCCAGTGTGCTGGCCACGATGGCTGCCGCCACGTCGATGCGCCGGCCCACGTCCAACGGTCCATATAACTGCTCGAACGCCAGCCACTCCGCGAACTCGCGGCTCGTGATGCGCGCCTGGGCCTCGCGTACGGTGAGGCCCAGGGCCAGCGCTAGTCGGTGCCAGAACTGCCGTTCTGGCCGCCGTCGGAGTTTTTTGCGAGCTCCTCCACATCCTCGTTGGATAGCCCGCTCAAATCGCGCGCCGCGTCGAACACGCGCTCCAGCGCCAGAGCGCTCTTGCTCGCCAGGCGCTTCACGTCGCTGGTGTCGTTGAACAGCCGCTTGCCGTCCGAGTCCACGATACACCATGCCACCAAGGTGGCGCGGATGTTCTCCAGCGTCGACTGATCCTTCTCTTTCCAGTTGAGGAATTTGAGATCGAAGGCGTCGCGCTGGGCGCCCGTGAGTCCGCGCACCAGCACCGTGCCGCCCCATTCCGGCACTTCCACCTCGCGGCTGGGCAGGTCGTCGGCTTCGAGAATACCCTTCCTTGATAGTGTTGCCATGTCTCTCCTATACCAGCGTCGGCTCACCCGACAACTTCAGCGACACTTCGGCCGAGATCTCGGCGTCGAAGTCGAAGTTGGGGTTAAAGTTCACAATGTAGGCCGCAAAGGCCCACGTGGTGGAGGCCGCGTCACTCATCACCAGCTGGAAGTTACGCAGCGTGCCATCCTTCATATCCTTGATCAGGCCGGTGCCGGCATCGTGGGTTGAGTTGGCCGGCAGGTAGTTGATCCCGAACGAGACCGAGCCGCTGCGGAGGATGGTCACAATGACCTCTCCCAGTTGGCGGTGGAATCGTGCGAGGTAACATCCACTGTGTCCCGCGACAGCTCCGGCCCGCCGAGCGTCCGCACCTCGGCGATCGTCGTGAAACTCTCCGGCCCGCCACCATCACCGATCTTCAGCAGCGTCCCAAACGCTGCAACAGCACTAGTAGCCATCATTCACTCCTTACTGATCACTGATCACTATTCACTGTTCACTGTTCGCCACTCACGGCAGCTCGATGATACCCAGGTAGATCTGCGCGTCGCTCACATCGATCTGCACGTACCCATCCGCGCGCGCCCAGCCCGCCGGCGGGAATGGACCCAGTATCGCGTATTCGCTGGCCGCGACGCTCAGCGCCGCATCGCCCTGGCGCGCGTACTTCGGATCATCGATACTCTGCACCGTCACCGTGTGCGCCGCAGCGCCATCCGTGTTGTGCGCGACGATCAGCTCCTTGCCCGTGCTCACGAGCTGATTGCCGTTCACCGCGTCGCCGGCCGCCATAGTCACGGCCACGCCCGCCGTCGCGTACAGCCCGGGCGCCGTCGTCTTGGTCAGCATTGTGCGCGCCATCAGACCGCCTCCTCACGCACCACGTTACCGTAGCGATCTTTGATCTTCACGATCACCGGCTCGCGCGGCTCGGGCGGCACGTGCCGGCTCGCAATGTGCGCCTGCATCTCCTGTTCGTCGAACGAATCGAAGAAGCAGCCATCGTGCAGGCACTGGAAAAGAGCAATCCCATGCCATTGTGTCTCTCGATACGGATACGCCGGCTTCTCCGCCTTGCCTTTCCTCTCGCTTTTCTTGGCCATCACACCTCCTAGGCTTGCGCTAGCTCGCCTTTGGCCCACTCGGCCTGGCTCACCAACGCACTGACGATCTTGCCCCTGACGCCGGCCGGCACGTCCTGCAACCGCCGCCGGCCCACCACCAGCTTCAAATTCTGTGGCGGCGTCAGCGCATCCTGCACTGCCTGGCGCACCTCATCCCCTCGCGCCGAAACGGCCTTCATCGCGCCGTGCACCGCGCTCTTCACGCCGGCCTGGCCCGCGTGCCGCCTGGATGCCGCCGCGAATGGCGCCTCGCGCTTCATGCGCGCCGGCACCGGCAGCCGCACCTGTACCTCGTCGTATGTGTATAGCGTCTGCGAGCCGCCGCTCGGATCCTCTACCGTCTTTGTCCCGAGATTCTCGCGCAAGTACGCGAATAGATACAGGTCCTGGCCGGCCCACTCCGCCTTGCGAACCTCAATTCGCCGTGGCTTGATTGTCGATTCCGCCATCGAATGCCTCCGGATACTTCTTTGTCAATGGATTTTTGATCTCAAGATCAGCGCAGGCGTGGCCGAGCACCTGCCGAACACCGAGCTCATCCAGCACGTGCTCCCGCAGCAGATTGTAACAGTCGGCGTGCTGGATCCAGCCGACGTAGCTCATGATCGAACTCACGACGTGCTGCGCCGGCATCCGGTCGCCATGCTCGCCAATCGCCCGCATCTTCGTCTTGAACTTCTTCGCCGACCGCGTCCGCAGCAGCCGGAACTCCCGAAATGTCTTATAGCCGAGGAAGTCGATACCTTCTTCGACCGGATAAATCCGCGTCTTCGGATTCAGCTCCAGCCGCAGCCGCTCCGCCAGGTAAGCACGAATCTCGTCCAGCAGATCGCGCAGAAACGCCTTGCTGTGGTGGAGGATCACCGCATCGTCGCCGTAGCGGATGTAGTACTCGATCTGCCGCTCCTCCTTCAGCCAGTGATCGAACCTATTCAGGTAGATATTGGCAAAGTATTGCGAGAGATAGTTACCGATCGGGATATTCGTCTCGCCACCCGGGCTGCGGACGATACCCTCTAGCAGCCACAGCGTATCCGGACATTTGATCTTGCGCCGGATCAACTTTATCAGGATGTCGTGCCGCACCGACGGATAAAACTTCCGAATATCGAATTGCAGGCAATAGCGTGTGTCTTCCTCGTCATCCAGGAACCCGTCCAGGCGCTGTATCGCCCTGTGGATACCACGCCCTGGAATGGCCGAGTAGACATCGTAGATGAATGTCTTATCCCAGATTGGCTGGAGTACATTCATCACCGCGTGGTGTACGATGCGATCCGGATAATACGGCAGCACGTAGATCGTGCGCTCCTTCGGCTCATGCACCTGCTTTGTGGTATACGGCGACGTGTGAAACGTCTTCGCGCCGAGCATCCACTGGAGCTGGATCAGGTAGCCGAATTCATCCTCGTCGATCTCCTGGATCTCGGCATAGTGACCTTTGCCGCGCCGCGCATTGCGGTGCGCGACAAAGAGATTCGGCAAGCTCATGATTTCGCTGAACAGATTTCCGTGTCGTTTCATATCTTCACGCTGGCCCTGGCCCGGCCGCGTGGCCAGGCCAGGGCACCGGGATAATCCGGCAGAGCTTTCGGTGGCAGACCGGGCCGCCCGCCTACTAACACCGCCTTTCTTTCGCATCCTGTTTCCCCTGCGGGCGCCTGGTCAGGCCAGGCGCCGTGCGGCGAGGTCAGACCCGCTGTTCACTCCCATACCCCGGTATATGGTGTGAGCTCTAGGCGTGCGCCGATATTGCGATTGGAATTCGACGTGACATTATTCGCATTCAGCGTGCCAAGTCCTGCGATCGACGCATTATTCCAATTGAACCCGACCAGCAGGATTTGCGGACCTGACCCGTNTCGAGATTAGAACTCAATGAGACCATTTGTTACTTTACGCGGCCAGTGAACTCCAGGCGCGCGCCGATAAGGCGATGGGAATGCGACGCGACATCATCCGCAGCCAGCGCGCCAAGCCCCGCGACCGACGCATCAACCCAAGCGAACCCGACCAGCAGGATGTTGGTCTGCCCGACGTTGTGGGAGTATTGATAATCCGGAATGTACGTGGTGGAAGCGCCGGCCACCGCGCTCGCCAGGAACAGATACTTCGTGATCGTCTCCCATACGATATTGGAAATATATCCATCGGCTGTGATTGGCGCCGCCGCGCTGGCTTCGTAATTGCCCGAGAGCAATGTATCGGCAAACGCTCCCGATCCGTCACGGTTGATGATCCGATATTCGGCATCCACCGCGTTGAAGCCATCGCAAAAGGCATACACATTGCCCCACGGATTCTCGACCCCGAACAGGGCTACCGGCGTCAGTCCATCTGTGCCGGTGCCCGTGCCGTTGCCCAGATCGTCGAGCTGGCTGTCGATGCTGTCGGCGCCTGTCTCCTCGCCGGCAAAACCGCTGCCGCCGGCCTTGTCCACGATTCCGCGTCCCAGCTCCGTCTGCGAATCCATGTTGCCGAAGAAAATCGCCCCAAGTAGCTTGAATGCGCTCCTGCCCCAGATCGAGAGCTGCCCCCAGCCATCACCGATGTTGGTGGCGTAGGTCCGCGCATTGGCAATCGTGAGCGGCAGCGCCGAATTGGCGCCCGTGGCGCTGGCCATGTTGGCCCCGCCCACCGAGCCATTGAGGTCCTCCGCCTGGAATGTGCCACTCACCTGTTTCAGGTATACCGTGCCGGCCGCATCCCCGCCGCTCCAGGACCCGCTGTCGATGTGCCAGGTGACCACGTCGCCAGTCGCAGCCGAAGTAGCGCCCGTCAGGGTTTCACTCTCGGTGAATTCCGTCGAGCCGGAGTTGAAGGCCAGCGAATCGATCTCGCCGCCGGTGATGGGCTGCTCGCCGGTCTTACTGTCCAGCTCCAACGTGCCGGCATTGTCCTTCAGGCATGCTTCATACGCGCCCAGGAGGATCCACTCCCGCTCCACGCCGCCCCGCTGCACGAATGCCGGATGCAGCTCGAAGCCGGCATACTTGAACGAGCCGATCCACCACCGATATACGTTCGTACTCGGATTCTCCGCCTTCACGTAGAACTTCGGAATCCGCGCCATCACGCGGCCATTGGAGCCATCCAGTGTGAAATCATCGTCACCCTGCACGGCATTCACCGTGCCATCGGCCGCCAGATTCACCCGCTTCATTCGCCCCCAGATGGGGTGATTCTCCCAGAATCCACTGGATTCCGGCGAAAACTCCTGGCCCTCCTCGTCGATCCGCGTCCAGGTGTCCGTGCTTTGATTCCATTCCAGACCCACCACCTGCTGCACCGCCTCGGCCGGCACGGCCCGCTTGTGCGCCGGCAGCATCACCACCGCGAACTGGATGTCCGTGTGCGATGCTTCCAACTCGATGTAGCCGATATTCTCACCCGATTTCTGTTCCCAGCCCTCGAGCGGGAAGGGGCCGAAACACGCCAATTCGCCGGCTCCCACGCTGTAGGCGGTCACATCCTCCGCGCGCCCGTATGGATCGCGCGCGGCGGAGATGGTAACTGTGCGCGCCGAGGCGCCCGTGTTCAGCGCCAGCACCAG